CCATCTATCGTTTTAGCATTGACATTTGACGCCATTTATAAAATCCTCACTTAATTTCTGGAAATAAAACTTCATCCATGAATTCGGATGCAAGTTCTTCTCCTATTATAAATTTCAAAGCAGAAAAAGTTTGATCGTTCAACTTTTGTTGTTTACAATAACGATTCTGCTTTTCTATTATGGTATTTATGTCCGTAGAAATTTTTGGAAGATTGTCCAAATAATTCTCTAATACTCGGTAAGCATTTTTTGTTATTGCGTCGAGTTCTTCAACTGTAGGCTTACATGCGACCCAATTGTTACTAAAAATGTCCCCCCATTCTGGTCTTTCTCTTGGTTTTGTTGGGATAAAATTTTTAAATGGGTCTGTTTCCTAACCAACTGGGCTAATATCGTAAAACAGTCCAGTTATTTTCGATTTTCCAGAAATAATATCGAATCCAAAAATGGGTGATGGGTCGTTTATATTTGGAAAAACGCAAACATGTATTGCTGCAAACTTTTCTTGGATAAATTTTTCTATGTGTGCCACACGAAAATTTGGAGATGAATACCTTGCATTGAACCAACCATAGTCCTTTGTTTCAATAAAATGGGTGTCTTTCCTTTTGGAAAAGACACCCAAGAATTCATCGCCAATTTTATCTAAGATTTCAATAAAATTGGTGTCAGGCATATTAGACTACACTCATTTCCAGTAATTCATCATTAATTTTGCGAATAAAATCAAAACATTTGTTTGCTTCTTCTGCATGAGACTCATTGACGCAAGAGCGAATTAACTGTTTCAGTGATTCTACATCGTTGAACTTTAGCATATTGCCAGTAGTTGGGATGGCGTTTTTTATAAATTGACCACCAAACAGATCTCCCATATAACGAACATAAATGTGCGATTTAAGTTGCTCTTTGTTCAGAGTTGCCAGATACGCAACATATTCCTGCGTGCTGGGAGTGATCTTAAGGTTATTTTCTTGCAATTCAAATAAATCAGATACGATTTTCCGTGATCGCGGAAGATCATTTCCTTCAAAAAATTCAGGAATCAATTCTTCCAATGCAGAATATGCAAACAGATTGTTATACAAGAACTGAGCATATTCATTCTTGGAAATTTGACCTTTAAGCAGTTTTTTCATAAAAGCAGATTTTTCTGCCTCAGTATGTGCACGCTTAGTCATCTCTTTAAGTGTTATAGTCATTTTCATTACCTTTTAAACTGAAAAATCTTCCATGCCAGCAACTTTTAGTCTGGTCATGTTTGATATTTGAAACCCTTTTGTGTCAAGACCCTTCATTATACCAAGAAAGTAGTTTCTTAGCAATGCTACCTCATTTATCAAAAGTTCATAATTCACAACCTCTTGCTCCCCATCAACATACTTCTCAACGTCTCTACTGGTCAATGCACGTTGATAATGCTCAAGATACTGTTGGAAATATTTTCTGCGAATCTTTTTTAATTCTATGTTTAAGTAATTTAAAACAGACTCAATTTCTTGAAGTTGATTGAACCGATGCTCAACATGCCCAGGAAGATCCCTCGAAGATTTCTCTACACTCCCATGTATCAAGCATTCTTTTTTTGCTTCTTTTAGTTCGTTTTCATAATATTTTATAAAATTTGGTATAATAGATATGTCTGCAGTCACTTTGTTATACCACGCGGACATAATCAATCAGTCCTCATAGTCATAGTCACCATAATCATCCTCAATTTCGCATTCATCTTCGTCTGAATCTAAATCTGGAAGATAATTGCTAAGTGATTGCAAAATGTTGAAATCTGAAAAGTATGGTCTTAAATTTTCTGGTTCAACTTCATACGAATCAACTATAACTGAAATGAAACTGTCACTTACATTTTTTATGTCAACTGCTGGGATGAAATTTGATACTGAATCCCAAATTTCACTGACCATTTGCGCAATACTATCGTTTGTCATTTTTTCTCCAAAAAACTGGAAGGCGTGTGCCTTCCTTTGCTTAATAATTACTCGGAGTCTGAATTATCTTCAAGAACTTCTGCGAGTTTAGTTTCAATCTCTTTGTCTTTTAGTGGAAACTCTTTCATCACAAGATCAAGGATTCCATCGGTGTTCCTATTCCACTCTTTCCGAAAGTATTTGTGTTCTACCCCATCCATGTCATAATAACAATACCTATTTCCTTCTTTCTTAAGAATGCCTTTTTTCTCAAATAGGTCAAAAAGTCCAGAGTATGGACTCATTCCAGTTGTGTATGGGATGCGAACTTCAATGTCTTCAAATGGTTTCGCATAACGAGTTTTCATTATCTTGCATCCAGCCCGAATGCCTGCTACTTCTGAAATTTTATTTCCGTCCTCGTCCTCTTTTAGTTTCAACTTTTTCATCGAAACAACGATTGATGACGCAAAGATAAAGCCAGCACCACCGCTAATAATTGGATCTGGATTGTATGGATCTTGGCTTCCATAGATGTGATTCGTTGCGACAAGTCCAACGTCATAACTTCCAAACATATTAACACAATTGCTAACCAGTGCTTTCAATGCCTTTGGTTTACGCCCCATGTCGCCTTTCAAGTCCCCAGAAGAAAACTGCGCGGCATCCGTTGGAGTCAATAGCATACCAAGTGAGTCAATGACGAAAAGAATTTTTGGCCGCTGATCTTCTTCAATTGTCTTATATTCCTTCATGAATTCAGAAATAACTTTGGCAACGTCATCAATCATAGCCATGTTAAACTTGATCATTTTCTCAGGATCTGTGTCCACACCAAGACGACGAAGCCATTCTTCATCAAGTGCATTCTCGGTGTCAATGAGGACAACGAATACCCCCTGTTCTTGAGCATTCTTGATTATATTTCCAGAACAAATGTAACTCTTTCCAGAGTTATGACTTGAGAACCCATCGCCCCAATATCTTTGATTTGGATGATCTACGGTGAAATCAAAACACTCCATTTTTTCGGAATTTTCTACATTAACAACAACATCCGAATTAGAATTTAGAGTTATAAGTTCTTCACCGGCAGATACTTGATCTGCAGGAATCCATTCTCCGTCTGGCCTCTGAAGCAAGTGGTTAATCGCGCAAATAGTTGCCAACCCACTTGCTGTTGTTATCTTCACAGTGTCCATTGCGCCTTTATCATACCATGCGGATATAGAAACATACCCGTCTGGAGTATGGATTTTTAGTGGGTTATCACTGAAAAACAACTCTTTCAACTCACGAACTGTTACTACCCGCTCAGTGTCAGTGTGAACAGTCACCGTCGCGTCTGCTGGTAAACAACCGCTTTCTCCAGCGAAAACTGTTACTTTGCCAAGTGGGACGCCTTTGTAAAAATCTCCAGATATCAGATAATTGAGCGCATAGTTTCCAGATGAAATCCAATGCTTTGGATCGCGGAATCCCTCGCTCAGACCTTCTATGGACTTTGTTATTGATTTTCTGAATTTGGAAAAATCATATGGTTTTGTCATTTATATAGAACTCCTAGAAAAGAAAAGAGTGGAGTGCCAGCACTCCACCGACCCAATTAAGACTGGTTCTTACGTGCCCGAAGCATAGCAAGAACATCAGTTGCACTCTTTGAAGGATTTGTAGTTCCTTGCTGTTCTGTGACATCTGAATCGTCATCGTCATCGCGACGAATGTCTTCATCAGCGACTTTTTTTGGATCTGCTTTCTTTTCGTAGTGTTCTTCTCTTACAACTGGTTTATTAGATGATGTTTGTGTATTCATCCCATATGGACGATAATAATCGCCCCAAGCAACAGGATCGTATGGTTCATTATTAAGAGATGCCGTGAACATTTCAAACATAACTTTCAATTCAACTTCTGATGGCTTCTTTGGCAAGAATTCAGACAAGTTGAACAAACCAAATTCATCTATTGCCTCCAGTTCTTCTTGATTCAGAGCAGATTCTTTCCGACTCCACTTGCTGGTTGTATAGTCAGCATATTTACCTTTCATTGTTTTTGCAACTATAAAATCAAGACCATTGTCGTAATCGGTTGGCATGCTTTCCATTTCTGGGTCAAGCAATGCAGTCTTGATGATATTGAAAATTTGTGGGCTGATAACGAACCGACGAATAGGATTTTCTGGTGGATTATCCTCAGTGAGTGGATTTTCCCGAACAAACCCCTGGAAAATATAACTCTTTTTCTTCCAATAGTTTCGCGCTTTCTCTTCCAATTTTGGATCATTCCACCATGGGCGGACTTCGTTCAAAATTGGACAAGTGTTTCCCTTTCCATACATTTCCACACACGGAACTTGAACTACTACCGGAGTTGCTGATTGTCCAACTATTCCAGAGAATGGGAGTCGGATCATTGATCTCTCTACCCAGAAATATGGGTTCGCATTATCAGCATCTGGTAGAAAACGAATTTTGGCGGTGGTGCCCTCGTTAATATCCCAGAATGGATACATTGTAGTATCCACGTTTCCACTTTTTTGCCGGTTTTCTTGTGCAAGAAGTTGCTCTCTGATTTTAGCCAATGATAGTGCCATAATTTTTCTCCTTTAATATAGCCTAGAGGGTTATTTTGATTGAGTCCCACACTCAATGTTCAGTATTTTACTTGAGCCAGTGTAGTTTGTCAAGAACAGTTTTAAATTTTCTTCGGTCTGATTGTCTGTTGATTCGGTTTAATTGTTTGAGATTGAGTATTTGTGACTGATTGATTGTTGTCTTTCCCTGTATCAACGTCAGTAGTTAGTTCTTGATCTGCACTGTCATTAGAGTTATCACCAGTTGATGTATCAGTCTGTGAAATAGTTCCAGCAGTAGGTGAAGGGCTGAAATCAACATTTTTATCAAGCAAATGATAAATTTGAGGGCGGTTTTCTTCTATCCAAGAAAGAATTGATTTGCGTGCATCAGATTTTCCCCCAATGTTCTTGGAATTGTTATACAACATTGCGTCCAATTTGTCATCGGAGAAAAATTCTGAAATCTCTGCGATTGCATTTAGTCCATCGACTCCATATTCAACTGGAGATTTGATTAACTCGTTCAATTTTTCAATCTGATCTTGGTCTAAGTAAACGGACTGTTCCAATTCACTTATCAACTCATCCATGAGTGGAGTTTTTTCTTTCTTGGTGGAATCTGCTTGTTTTTTTGATTTGCATTTCAGAACTTCAGTCACAAACTTCGCAACTGCATTGCACTCAGTTATGCAATAATCTTTTTTATTAGAAAAGTTTTCTCCCCAATATTTTGTAAATTCAACTAATTCTGTGTCATCAGACTCTTTAATCAAGTATTCATACAATGACTCCATCACCGACTGAACCAAGTGATCTTCTGATTCGTATTTTATTATTCCAGAACCTTCTGCTACAGACATTCTATTTTTTACTTCTTGGACCAATGTGGAGTCAAGAAGACGATTTATGG